ACCCAAACCAATTAATGGTTCTGAAGGCTCGCGCCCAAGCGGCGCTGGAGCACCATGAACTTTTATTCGCCAAGATCAGCGAAGCTATCCGCGAAGGCGTAGAAGAACAAGCCGCCAGCGCCAATCTGCCCGACAAATCCGTGCGCGAAGTTCTGGAAACCGGAGACCTTGTGCGCCAGGAAGTCTTGACGAAGTTCTCGGACCTAGATCAAGAGTCAAGGTTGCCGGGTTCATACTGATCCGCTAAAATCTTGTTACAGGTTTCTGACTAATCAAGCCATAAGTGTACGTCCAATTCTAGGAGCCATCTAATGAGCGTCAGCCCCAACGAAGTCAAAACTCTTCCTGAAGTAGTCATGACCCCTGAACTACAGGCCGCCATCAATAGCGCCGTCAGCGCTACCGATCTGCGCGGGATGTTTATTGCCGAAGCCGAGAAGCAGTTGGCGACGAAGACCCAGTTGGACGCCGACCAAGAAGCCGCGACACAAGCGGCTGCAGCAAAGGTTGCCGCCGATCAGGCCGCCGCTGAAGCCGTCGAGAAAGCCAACCAGACTTTCACACGCACAGAGGTTATCGGTGGGAAAGAGTTTCACTTCGAAGCCGCTAGCGAACTCGAAATAGAGCGCCAAGTTCTAAACGCCTATAAGGTCGCATACAACGTGCAGCAACCGATGGAGCGCGCGGAACCTATTGTTGATCAAGCCGCCGTGGCTGCTGCCGCAGAAGCTGAAGTTCTCGCTAGGACCGAACTCGAACGCAAGTTCCGTTTGGGTGAAATTTCCGCTAAGGATTATATCGAACAGTCCGGCGCGGTAGATGAATTCCTACGCAACCAAGGAATTTCTGTCGAGTCTTTGAAGAACGTCGTCGAGACCAACGCCGCCGCTGCCGTCCAACAATCATGGGCCGAAGCATCCGAGACATTTAAAAATACCGTCGGCGCAGACTGGCCGGGCGGAGTGAAGAACCGCGCGCTGCTCGGCGATAAGCTGGCCGCGATGGGACTCGTGGACGCCGAAGATAAAGTCGCTGCGATGGCACAAGCGTGGGCGGCCATGAAACAAACGGGCGCGTATTTTGAGAACGGTGATGCGCCGGTTGCGGCAGCAGTAGTGCCTGCAATTGATACCGCTGCGCAGGCTACGAAAGCTGCGGTGGATGCGGCAGCAATTGCGGCTGCGGATAATGCTCGCGTTGCGGCGGCAGTTGCGAAACAGCGCGCGACATCTTCCTCGATGTTCGGAGCAAGTTCAGGCACGAGCGGAGCGCCTGTTGTAAATCCTGCCGTAGTTGCGGCGAAGCAAATCGTTCCTGACAACGCCTCACCCGCAGAAATTATGGAAGCGTGGAAGGCAGCACAGTTAGCGAACGGTCAGAACCCCGACGAAGCGCTCAAGAGCGTTTACGCGTCCAAGAGAATATAAAGATTTAGCTTGACTTGTCCCGCAAGTCAGGTATACTGATCGTCGAGAGTCCTGATCAGACTCTTGTTAGCCGAGTTTCGGGGGAGGTCCTGGCCTCCCCCAACTCAGGTCTCCCCAGGAGGAGAAAATGAAAGAACGACAGTTCAGAGCACCAAGACCTCGCAAATCTACGCTAGCGCAACTAGAGGCACGAAAACGTTATGCCGAAAAACATCCTGAAAAAATTAAAGCGCGGCGACAAGCGGGAGCTAAAAAATTAACCGCGTATTGTAAACAGCGTCGTATAAATCTCCGCATCGAAACATTCACACATTATGGTCCTAACGGCGTTTTGAGATGTTCTTGGGAGGGGTGCGAGATTTCGGATATCGACATGCTGGTGTTAGATCACATAGCGAATGATGGGGCAAAAGAACGAAAAAGACTCGGGGGACAAAATGCCCGAGGCTGGAATTTTTACAATCTCTTGAAAAACCTCGGATTTCCTTCAGGATACCAGACACTTTGTTGCAATCATAACCACAAGAAAGAACTTACCCGCAGTCGCAAATCCTAAGTTTTAGACTTATGAAACCATAATTAGAAGGGCCTTCCCTGAGCAAGAAGCCTTCCAAAAATCTCAACTAGAGATTAAGAGGGTAACTATATTTTGCTCCCACCGGGCGTCCAAAGTACCACGCTAGCAGGTTTTCCCCAGATTGCTTATGACCGTACCGCAATCATGGAGTGGCAATTCAATACGCCTTTTCTCGAAGAATTGTGCGACTTCCGCCCCCTGCCCCGACGTTCAGGCCGGACGCTCCAGTTCTACGGACAAACTCCGTTTGCTGCCGCGACCTATGACCTGTCCGAAGGCATTCCGGGTCCGTCGCTCCAACTGAACCAAGTGTTCAGCGATGCTTTCGCCGACGAATTTGGCGATTGGATCGGCATCTCGAACGTCGCCCAGCAAATGTTCCTCGCGGACATCACGCTGGATGCTAGCCGCAACCTGTCCTATCGTGGCGCGCTGACGGCGAACCTGATCGCGATCAACGGCTTCGAAGCTGCCGCAGTTGCGCAGCCAACGGCCCGCATCGACCTGCTCGACAACGAGTTCATGCTGTCCAACACGATCCGCAAGTCCGAGTCCCAGTTGATGGGCAACGCGGTCCCAGGACGTGACGGCGGAATGTATACCTCGGCCATGCACCCTTACGTTGTGTACGACTTCATGTCGGACAACTCTGCGGGATCGGCTGTCGACACATTCAAGCGGTCTGAAGCTGGCGCTGCCGTTCTCAAGACGGACATGACGCGCGGCTATTCAGTTCTCGAATGGGCGGGCGTTCGCATCATCCGCACCCAGACGGTTCCGACGTACTCCAACTATCCTTCGGTCGGCAAGACCGGCTATGCGACATATATCGTTGGCCGCGAAGCCATGCTGGCCTCTGAGTTGCTGGGCAACAAGGTTCCACGAAACCCCAGCTTCAAAGTGAACGTCAAGACCTTCGGCGATAACGACATCGATCTCTCGAACCCGATGCTCCAGACCCGCGCGATTGTTTCTTATGACTGGTTTTTGGGCGTAACGGCCCGGCCAAACACGAATAATTCGGCTGGTTTCAGAAGGATCAGGGGAGAGGTAAGTGCTGTTTAATCAGTAACTTACTGACGCAAGGCGACTAAACACAAAAATATCTTGACTTTCCATCCCATAGATGAGACCATCATCCGGGAGAAGAAAAATGGAAACCAAGATATGTACGACCTGCGGACACGAGAAATCCCTAGATGATTTTTCGAAGACGTGGCGGAAACGCAAAAGAGTCCCGTCACACTGGTGCTGGCATGCCGACTGTAAGGTGTGCAACACGCAGAAGGCGCTGAAGTGGCAGAAAGACAACTGGGCCCACGTTAAGAAATATCGCAGTACTGATGAGTACAAGCGATATTCTCGAAACGACTGGTTGATTCGGACTTACCACAAAACTCTGGACTGGTATGAAGAACAGTTCAAGAAGCAAGACGGCAAGTGTTATATCTGCGGCAAACCGGAACGAAGTCTCGGCAGCGGCAGAAAAACAAAGCAAGTACTTGCCGTAGATCATGATCACCAATGCTGCTCGGGTGATCGCAGTTGTGGAAAATGTGTCCGAGGGTTGCTGTGTAGCCACTGCAATCATATGCTCGGGTCGGCTTTCGACAACCCAGAAATTTTAGCAGCAGGAATTTCGTATTTGAGTTCTTTCAAAAAGGAAAACGACAATGTCCAACGCCTCAACGATTCGCAGACAGGTAGCCGGAACTCAGCAACTGACGCTAGCTCCTCTGACTGCCGCAGCCATTTCCACGAACGAGACACCGTTCTCGCTGAATAACAATGCCTTGACCCTGACTGGCGGCGGGATTATCCCGTTGTCCGCTGGCGTCACGGGGCTGTATCAGGGAACCGGTCAGGTTCTGTGGATTCATGCTGCGGGAACCGCCACTGGCATGACATCGGCCTCCACCACTTTGACGCTGTCGATGCAGCAAGTTCCTGCCGCATCCCTCCCGTTCGCTTCGACCGTTGTGACGACCGCCAATATGGTCACTGCGGGCGCGTCGGATGTGTTTGATTCTTCCACTATCACGACCGGCACCGGCCAGACTTCTGGCGCTTGGCAGGCCGACGCTTGGCTGCAGTTGGACGCCCAAGGCAACCTGACGGGCGATTTCCAAACACAGATTTTTGGTGGAGCCACACAAGCCAAAACCGCGACCACAACTGTCACCGGCCTCGTCGGCGAACAGGACCTGAATTTCGTGATCTCGGCAACTCTGGGCGGAACCGCCACGGGCGTCGTGCTCAATTTGAACGAGTTCTCTCTCAACTTCGTGTAAAAATCGGCTCGATCATGATTTCGGGCGCAAGCCCAACCCGTCCCTCAGTTGGCCTTGTAAACCAACTGGGGGATTTTTATTGCTCAGGAGGAAACACAATGTCAGGACTTATATTAAATCGTGGCGGCTTTCATGCGCAAGGCACCGAAATTAACGGGAAGGGCGTCAGCGAAGAACAATCCTCACGAGGGAAAATTGTCACTGCGAATGGGACCAGCGATACTCCCGCAAATATTTTGAAACTGATCGCGGCAGTAGGAACTAAAAACGCGCACGGACTCTCGCGCTAATTTCTAGGAGGCAACACCATGGCTGCAATTACACCGAATGTCGGCGTCGGAACAGCATCGCTCGGATCACCCCTAGTAACGCCCGGATTTCCTATGGCGGCGGTCCAAAAATCTAGCCCGTTGGCAGAAATGGGGCCACCGGCAGCGGCGGAACTTCCTATCCCCTCAGCAACTGTGCGCCGAGATCAGTCATTGACCCA